TAGTGGCGTGGACTAGGAGGTTTGGTACAGGTAGCGCTGCGGGGCAGCTTTGTCCTGTGTGTAGACCAGCTCTCTGTAATTCCTACCTCTGCCGATGGGTACGGCAATCGTCGTGGCGTAACTAGGAATGCGGATGCACTTGCCATCACCTCCGCCGCCAACAAGCTCAACAAGTTTTGTTTTCATGATGGGCATAGAAGTGAAGGGGACTACGCGCCCTCAAGGGCTGCAACACGAGCACGAAGCTGCTGGATCTCGGCAATCAATAGCGGCACCAGAACTTGGTGGTCTATCTGTTGGTAAATCGGATTGCCATCATCATCCACTGCATCCTTCTCGCCAGTGACACAATATGGTGCAACTTCTTGAGCCTCGTGGGCTATAAGCATAGGACGTTCTACCGTGGCGTCATTCATCAGGCCGCGATAAACCTTTAGCGCATCTATAGTCTCGCCTGAGTCAGTGACGCTCCCAAGTATTGTCTTGGCTCGATAGTCTGATGTGGTGTTATAAGCTACAACCGCGCTTCCACGATTGTATGTAATTGAGCCACGGGAAGTATAAGAGGTTTCGGTCCCGAACTGAATAAAGCCGTTATCGCCAGAATTACCAGAGTTCCAAGCAATGAGTTGCCAATAACTTGCTCCTGAGATCCCATCTCTGCTTGTTTTGAAGGTGGCCGGATTGCCTGTCCCCGACACTTGGAGAGATTCGCCGCCTAGAGCAAGATCACTAGTAGTTCCGATTAAAACTTTTCCCCCATTAGTAATTCTCATCCGCTCCGTTGGAGAACTCGCCCCGTCGGCGGTAGTGCTGAACACTAGGCGGCCTGGCATGTCATTAGCGCCAGGGGTGGTGTCTATTTCAGCATTAATACTTGCTGTTTCAACCATTTCCGAGCCATCGCCGGCTTGGAAAGATACAGAGCCGATTACATCACCGGCATTAACTATGGTCGGTGTTCCGCCAACTGATCCACGATGCTTGCCAAGAATTAAGTAGCCGGAAAAAGCATTACTACCCGCGCAAACAGCGGACATCATTGTTCCGCCACTACTTGCATCAGAGCCTTCGAGCTGGATCTTTGGGGCGTAAGTGCTGGCTTGATTAAAGAAATTGGCACGGGCAGTAGACGTGCCCACCAGCAACCTTGAGCTGCTATCAATGCGGGCTGCTTCTAATCCACCTGCACTTCTAAAAAGCAAGGGGCTGCCTTGAATGCTTAATTGTACGGTTGTATTAAACGCATCGTTGTAGGAGCCTATGCGGGTGTCACCAGAACCGCCCGAAAAATGTATGTTTTCATTGGTCGCAAGGTTAACGTGAAACTTGCTTAAGGGAGTAGTCCCAATCCCTACAGCGCCTGTCGAAGTAATACGCACTCTTTCTTCTACAGCACCACCGCTTGAACCGGTAGCAAATTGTAGGTAACCGCCGGCTTGACCAGACGTAGCATTTTCCTTTCTGCCGGTTATCGATGCCCAGGTGTAATCACTTTGGGTTCCAATATTTCCACTCCAAACAACTGGTAGCCCTGTATCGGCTGCAAGCGAATCCGTTGTCTGAAGTTTGACCCCAGTGCGAGCTGTAGCTGCCTTGCTTGTATCGGCAATGTGCAAACGGTTATCTGTACCCGGAGTAGTGCCAATCCCTACCCTGCCCTGCGTATCTATGGTCATACGAGTGGTTTGCGTCCCAAGCGTATTGGCTATGCTGCTTGGTTGCGGAGTTCTAAATTGAATACTGCTTCCGTATTGACCAGTGCCGGCACCACTTTGCAGAACAAGATTTGCACCAGTATCGTTACCAAAAGATGTACTTGTATTGCTTGAACGAATAATTTTTTCGCTAGCAGTAGCCGTTCCATCAACGCCCACAAGAATGTTCCCGTTGACGTTTAGCAACTCTTGAGGCGCAGAAGACCCTATGCCAACGAGCCCTGCCGAGGTGATGCGGAGGCGTTCGGTGTTATTGGTGAAAAAGACTGTGGGAGATGCTGTTTGAGTTCCCATTGCAAAAGTGGAACTAGCAGCAAGGTTGGCGCCAGTTACAAACGGCGAATCGTCCAAGATGTTGAGCTTTCCAATTCGAGCTGCAGAGGTGCTGCCCACTACGTCAAGCGTGTAAGAAGGTGTGGTACCAACTCCAACCCGCCCACTTGCATCAACAAACAGCCTCCCAGTGCCATTAGTTGAGATGGCTACTTGGTCAGCTCCAGGAGAATAAATACCGGTATTGGCGTCGCCGGTGAAGGTCAGCGTGGGTGCAGCAGCCGAACCAAGGGGATAGCTGAAACGCTCGCTGCTAGTCCAAGCGTCAGTGGCATCAACCCAGTTGATGGTCTTGTCAGTGGCGCCTTTCAACGTGATACCGCCACCATCGGCAGTTACATCAGTCGGGGTGGCAACATCACCCAGGACAACGTTTTTATCCTCAACAACAAGATTCTGAGTATTGATATTCGTGGTGGTGCCGTTGACGGTCAGATCACCAGCAATGGTTACCGCGCCAGCCGAATCAATCAGCAGACGTTGGGTGCCGCCGGTAGTTACGGCAACTGCGTCAGCGCCAGGGGAGTAGATACCCGTATTGGGGTCGCCATCAAAGGAAATGCCAGGTAGCGCCGCCGTACCAAGGCTGGCGTTCTTCATCACGTTGGCAATACTGACCTTCTTGGTCACATCGCTGGTGACATCAACAATCGGCAGAACGTCCGTATTGACCGGATCCGTGTAAGCCGTCAGGTCAGTGATCTTGGTGGTTGCCATCGTGGAAGCTCCGGTAGGTTGAGTTTAGGCGCGGCTCAAGTCTTGATACAAGCCAGCAGCGCAATGTTTCTCGGACGCGATTCGGTGCCACCACTGGAATCTGTGGTGAAGGTGTGGTCGTGAGCACCAGCGCCCTGGGTGCTATCCGGTCCAATGTTGTTGGTGGTAGCCAAGGCGTAACGGTCGCTTTGACTATTGACGTTGCTATTGCCCGAAAAACGGCCTAACAGGTGACTGTGGTTGCCAACTCCGCTGGTGGTGCCGGTGTGCTGGTGAGCCAAATTGGCGCTGCTTTGCGCGGAACCGAACGTGCGACCCGAATCAATGCCGCGCCCATCGTCCCAGCCACGGGCAAACTCACCGCGCATATCCGGCACGTTGAAGGTGGTTGAGCCATCACCTGAGCCAAATGTGGTGCCAATGGCACTAAATAATGCCGAGTAAGTTGTGCGGCTAATTGCTGCACCATTTGCCTTCAGATAACCCGTTGGTGCGGTGTTTCTTGCAGTCCAAATAATGGTGCCCGCCGGTGTCATATCGGTCGGCGTAATGGCAGCAATTTGGGTATCAACGTAACCCTTATTGGCCGCCATATTGGTGGTGCTTGGGTTGCCCACCAGCGTCAAATTGCCGGTCATCGTGCCACCAGCAAGCGCCAAGTAGGTGCTAGCAGCGTTGGTGATTTGCAGGTATCGGGCGTCTGCAAATGTTTGGTCAATGCCGTCGGGATCCACGCGCACCCAGTTGGTGCCATCCCACATCTTCAGCTCGTCAGGCGTCTGGCTGGTGTCTTGCCACAGTTGCCCCAATGCCGGACTGCTTGGTGCTGATGAACCCGGATTGGTGATGATGGACGAGCTTGGCAGGAACGAAACGATGGTGAACGTGGCGCCGTTCCAAACCTTGAGCACCGGGGGATTGGTGCTGGTATCGACCCAAAGCTGACCATTGGCGGGGGCTAGGGGTTGCGTCGGTCCAACACTGGTGGCAAGCAATCCAAGCGCCAGTGCAAGGTTGTTGGCGGTAATGCGCCGAGTTTGGCTGCCACTAACACTGGAGAAAGGCAGTAGGTCCGCGCTGGCAATCGCTGTTGCGGCGGGGAGTTGAGAAATCCGTAAGCCAGCCATCTCAGTACCCCACCACGGTGATGTCGATCAGTCCAGCCACCGCTGTACCAGAACTATTGACGCACTTCACTGTAACGCTGCTGGTGGTCTTAGACAGCACGATGGCATTGATGGCACCGGTTCCGGTGTCTTGCAGTGTGACTTGAACGGACTTGACCGCACGGAAGGTCTTGTTGAGCGGGATGGCAGTACCAGCGCCACTGCTGCTGATGGCAACGTCGTTCTGGGATTCAATCACGTCGGGGTAATCCAGCTCGAAGCAGAGGCCAAAGATGGCGCCGGGGGATTCGCCGTCCTTGCTGCGGATCAGTGTTTGCACCTGATACACGTCCTCAATCAAACGTTCGTAAGGCGCGTAAGGATGCAGGATGCCCGACGATTCACCGGACAACACACCAGCCGAATAGGTGCGTTGCTCCAGGAAAATTTGATCGTTGTTCTCCTGCCAAACGTCGTCGTCGTTTTCCTGGAACAGCACGGTGTCCGCACCAGCCAATGCGCCAATGCTGTGTTGATAGGTGGCTTCGGCGGTGGTGGTGATCAGGATGGCGCTCTCAAGGAAGTTGTTGTCAAAGTTCCAGCGGTAGTAGGCATCAACAGCGGGATCTGCCTGCTGCACGCTGACAACACCCGTATCGCCAGTGATGTAGGTGCCGTCTTGTGCCGTGATGTACGTTCCAGCTTGGGTAATTAGCCAATAGTTATCGGTGACAACAGCGTTGATGTAACTGCCAGGCCAAGTGGTGTCATCAATGCATTCGTCGTAGACGGCATTGCTGATGGGCGGTGCGCCAACGTTCAACAAAATGGTGGCAGGTGTATCGCTGCGCCATTGCGTTGCATCAACCGACTTGACCATCACGGTCCACTCGTCGGTATCAAACAGACTGGTTTCAAACCACTGCTGAGCGGCGGTCACACCACCGGAATACAACTCGATGCCTTGTTCCCAGGTAGTAGCTGGGTTGCTGTCGATGAGGCCGCCTTGTTTGTAGCGCACCTCGTAGGACACCACATCAGACACCACGCCTTGATCCCAGCTTCCGTAAAGACTGCGGGGAAGTTGCCAGCTAAAACGTTTTTGACCGCTATTGGTGTTTTCAACAACGGTGAACAGGCTTGGGGTCGGCGGGACAATTTCTTCGCGTTCAACCGTGTCGTACAGATAATCGTCGGGGTTTTCGCCAAAGATGGCGCTGGTGAACGCCACGCGGATTTCCCAATCGCCCGGTGCGTGGAAAGCAATGGTGTAGTAACCCGTGAGCGGAATGTCGCTGAGGAAGTACCAGCCGTCGGCGTCGGGTGATTTAACGCCGGGGATGACGGTGGGCACATTGGTTGGAAACGCCCAGCAGCGGTAACCCGTGACGCGCTCGGGAATGGGGCAAGTGCCAGCGTCAACAATCAGGAGCTGGGTTCCGTCGGGTTGGTTCTGGTGACGGATAACGCCGTTGAAGGCTGGGTCGGAAAGGTCTGGAATAGCGGGATAGCCCACCACACCAGCAGCGACGAAATCAGATTGCTTGCCCAGACGGTCGATGGTGGCAACCCGGAATTCGTAGGTGTCACCGAAAACGTGGTTGTCAATCGGCTGCCAGATGCTGGTGGAAGAGACCTGAACAATGTCAGACCATTCGGTATCACCAACTTGGCGCCACTGATAGCGATAACCACGCACCAGGAGGTCGTTGGCGTCGTTGGTTTGCGGTGCCGTCCAGTAGGCGCTGATTTGGTTTTGACCGTTGCGGTACACCAACTCGGCATAGACGCCCGTAGGTGGTTTGGCGCCAGACAACGTGAAGCGGTCCTTGGGTGTTGCAACGGGCAGGTTGTTATCGACGTAGCCGTATTTGCTGGCGTTGTATTGAACAGCCTCAACTTGAAAAACCAGCGGGTCAACTTCGCTGATGGCGATGATTTTGTAGAGCGCCGCTTCTAGGCTTTGCCACTCCAGCACCCACAATGCACCAACCTGGGTGTCAACAATGCCGTTGCAGCGGATCACCGTGTAGGCGTCGTCATCTTGGACGACATAACCCACCAGCTCATCGCCGCTTTGTGTGATCAGCAGGTCAAGGTTCTGAGCGCCGATGTTGTTGAGTTGGCTGGCACCAGCAAGATTGGAATAATCAACAACGTTGAGAACCTGCAGCTTCGGTTGCGTGGTGATGCTGCCATCAGGATTTGTAGTCTTCTGGCCGTCAGGAATAACAAGGGTGAGCGTGTAGGTATTGGCAGGGTTGAGGTTCAGAACAGCGTCAAGGGTGATGCGGTTGTTCTCCGTGTCGATGGCGCGAACACGACCGCCAAGGCGTTGACCTTGTTTCAGTGGATCCGCAATTTGGATGACTTCACCGACGCTGGCGGCAAGACCTTCTGCCCCAATGCGGAAGCTAACTTTTTCGGTTTCGTAGCGGTTGCTAAATAGTGTGTGCTTTGCGGCGCGAAGTGCTTGGCCGCGTGAAGTGACGCCCAACAGGCGCAAGTCAATCGGGTTGTAGCCAAACCGTTCCAGCAGGGTGTCATCCTGCATGTACTCGGTAACGCTGGAATATGCCTGATCAGGGTCGTCCCAGTTAGCCAGAACAACCGATTTGCGTGCGGTTTTGGCGGTGCCGTTGTAGGTGAAGCACGGGGAAGTTACAACGCCGTTGTCGTCAACTTCTTGAATGACGTTGGCTTCGCTGAATTGTTGGACTGGAATTTGGGCGCGGTCTTGGGTTAGGTACAGCTTCCCTTGGCTGTAGTACACCAAGCCTCGGAAACAGGAGGCAAGCGCATTGAGGACTTCGTAGACGCTGCCTGGGTTCTGGAGGTAAACGTTGCAGGTGAAGCGTGGTTCGGTGCCGCCCATCCCATCGGGCACCATCTCGTCGCAGTATTGGCTGACTGTGTACAGATACCAAGGGTCGATGGCGATGCTCGGCATGTACCGGGCACATCCGAAACGTGGATTTAGAACAATGTCCCGGAAAATCCAAGCCGGGTTATCGGTCCATGCGGTGGTAAAAGTACCGTCCCAGATGCCGCTGTAGGTACGGGCTACGGGGTCATAGTTGGTAGGTATTTGTACTCGCTTGCCGCGAATACGAACGGAAAGATCTGGGATGCTATTGAACTGGCGGGCGTCAACCTTCAGTGCCACCAACGCCGTGTTGGGGTAGGCAAATTTCTCGTCAATGATTTCTGCCAGGCTTTGCCAGACAATCCCGTTTTGCAGGTAGGCGCTGGTGCTATCAGGCGTGATGCGAGTAACGCGAACGCTCCAGGGTCCGGTGCCACTCAGGTCAAATTCGTAGGCGCGTTGGAATTGGCTGCTGGATTTACCGCTGACCTCAGGTTCGGCAATCGTGTTGTAAGGACCGCCGTTGGCAGAGACCGAAATGCGGTACTTGACGCTGGTAGCGCGAATGTCGCCGTTATCGACGTTGGTGGATTGCAGCGCGGTGTGGCTGATGATGACGCGGCAACGCTCGGTGTCTAGGTCGGTGATGGTGCGGGTGATTGGACCCGATGCCACCGTGACAGCCGTGTTGACGCCCTCGGTGTTTTCAACCGTGCTGAACCCCAGCATGGGGGTTTGAGTTTCGTCTGTTCCAGTGCGGCTATCAATCGTGTAACCAGAGAAATTCTTGCTGCCGTCTGGATTTTGGATTGGCGTCGAATCCAGGAAAATATCTTCCTCTGCGCTATTCGGGAAGCCTTCAATTTCACCCTCGCTAACTGCATAAACCGTCTTGGCAAATGCAACAGAAAACAGGTTGTTTGCTTCCTCAACAGGCTGCCGAGTGGGCGCAATAATCGTTTGCTGAACGACCGTAGGTTGGGGTGCAGACGCGCCACCACCAGCACCACTGATTTCAGGCAGGTTGTTAAGGTCTTCCATCAGAGGTAGTTCTGCAGCTCAAGGCCGAACGACAGCACCGGCAAACTACCGATGATGCGCTCACCGTAAAGGACTGGAACAACCTCGCCTTGTTTTGTATTGGCGTTTGATTTGTCGAACGTAAATGACTTGAGCTGGTCAGATTCACTACGACCGCTTGTTGATGCGCCGCCAATATTGTCAACAGTCGGCATTTTTGGCGTTGGTGTTAATAATTGCGCGACGCCACCAAATACCATCGATAAGCCGATTGAGGCGGCAACGCCTACAGCTTGACCACCAATAGAAAATCCAAGAGCACCCGCAAGTGCAGCACCAGGAAGAAGTAAAAAAGAAACTGCAACAAGAGCGACGCCAGCAATAATTTTCCCCACGCCACCACCACGACCGGCGGGAATTGGAGCCAGCACCATGCGCTTGCTCATTGGCCACATGAGTTGCTCTTCCTCCAATCCAACAGCGTGATCTGTTACGACGCGCCAGTTGATGCCGTTTTCGCCGCTCTCCAGTAGGTATTGGCGCAGTTCTGGCATCTGCACGCAAAGGGCACGAACTGCTTCGGCTGGTGTTTTGACCGCCAACTGGAACCGACGCCCAAAGCGCCGACCTGCTTCGCCCAACAACCGAATCGTGACCATTAGCCTGCTCTCCGCACCACCATGTAGCTATTCTCGCGGAAGTATCCGCTGTATGCCGTAGTCCCAGACAACCTTCCAACAAGGTGTTGGTAAAGCAGGTTGGCGTCTGGATCTTCCACAACGGCAACGTGGTTGCAGCAATTCTGATTGCGGATGCGGAATAGGATCACATCGCCACGTTGCATTGGCACCGTTACAGGAAGGCGCACAAAGCCCTCAGCCGCGAAGTTGTCTTCAAAGTGCGTGAAACCACGGGTTGACCACTCGCCCTCGTACTCGCGCTTGTAGTCGCCCATCTCCACGCCCATCTGTTGCCAGTACCAATCGCGCACGGCGGAATAGCAGTCGTACACCCCATAGTTCCAAGGGCGACCTATGAGGCCGGCAGATTGCCGTGGATCAAGCCAGAACGATTGGCTGCCGCCACAATCCCAAACGGCATAGGGAAGGTTGAGCTGTTTGCACGCCTTCACGTCAGCCGGGCTAAGTCCGCCGTAATTCGCGTGACTGTGCCAGCAGGCGATGGAATCCTCCAGGTAAAGCGCCGTATCTTCAGCGGCAATAGTGAATTGATCCGGCACCGTGCTGGTGTTAACGCACTCCACAACCGAACCGTCGTTCAAGATGAAGCCGCAGGTTTCACCAGGGTGTGCGGCCTCGGCGTATTGGCGCATTGCCAACTGTTGCGCCTGTGTCAGTGGATTAGCCCAGGTAGAAAGTGCCATCAGCCTTGCGAATCCACCAAACCAGGGAACCCACCGAACGGTAGGCGGCTACCTGAGCCAAAGCGCAGACGGCAGCTTTCCAGACGCTTGCCGCACACATCCTGCGCCAAAGTGCCAACCACGTTGTCATTCGCGTCCCAGTAGCTAGCACCGCTGTAGTGGCAACCAATGTTGTCGCGGTAAATCCACTGGCACTGTTCACGCAACAGGCGGCGACCCGGCAAACTGCGCCCTTCAAGGTCGAAAGGAACGGACAGTTGGAAGGTGACCGACAGTTTTGTTTCGTTGGTTTTTTGCTCAACAATCCACTCATCCGGTCCCCAGTAAGCGTCAGGATCCGCGTCGGGCTGGCCATCAAGGTAAGTGGTCAGCGTGCGGATTCTTTTGACAGTTGCACCCACCAAATCGTCATAGGTATTGGTCAGGCCGGTAATCGCAAGGCCAACGTTTGCAAACGTGATGCTGGGGCGCTCCAACTGCCCGCTGGTATTCAGCTCAAACCCATTTGCTTGCAAAGGTAGCGGCGTGTAGGTATTGCCGTCATAAACAACATCGGCACCATTTGTTTGCGTCCAATTACAGAACCTATAAATCGATTGCTCGGCAGATCCAGCCGGCAGCAAAACTGCAATATCTACCGTAAATAAATCAATAATTTCGGGTAATTGAGTTTTGAAAGTTTGTGCATTAGGTGGTGCTTGAGTCATACATAAACCCTCCGCATTTCAAATTGCAGCGTTGAATATTCAGGACTGACAGGGGTCAAACTCCACCCACTACCAAGCAAGAATGTACGGGCAGCAAGCGTCAATTCAACGTCAACCACAGTGCCGTTGGCAATCGTTACTGATGTCAAAACACCTGTCACCAAGTTGGCCGTGTAATTGGTTGGACGCGTATAACCCGTCAAGGTCAAGGCGGACAAATTTGTGTAACCCAAAAGCAATTGACCGGATTCAAACGGACGGGAAAAGGTCTTTGTATTGAACGGGGGCGTCCAAGTAATTGCCTGTCCTTTTTTTGACAGCAAAAAACTTTCAACTGAAAAAGCTTCGTCGTTAGTCAGAGGTATGGTTTTGCAATCCCAAGTCTCTTGTTCAATATTCAAACCATCGGTCAAAACTTGGCTGTAACCATCGCCAAACTGCATCCGTTGAACACGTTGATTACGACGCACCGTGCTGGACAAATCCAGCTTGATGTCGTCAAACGCCATGTACGTCATCGCAGGATGCCTCCGCTACGGCGCTCATTGACCAAGTTGGCCATCACAATACCCTGCACTTGATTGGCAATACGCTTCTGCGTGGCAGGAGACAAGTCCTGACCCGTATTTTGAACGGTGATGTTGATGGAATCAACTTTGACGTTGTTTCCGTTACCCTTCATGGTCACGGGGATGGTGCGTCCATCAGGCAGGGGCACATACGCCTCAGGGCGACTGCCTTCACCAAACATGGCAAGCTGCGGACCAGAGGCAATCCCACCAGCGGCGTAACGGCGAAGCTTGAGCGGACCATTGCCACTCATGATGCCGCCCATGGCAAATTTGAAGCCGGCATATTGCAAGGGATTACCTAGTCCTGTTTTGCTTGACAAAGAAGAATCAATGCCGCCAAACCCAAAATTTGCATTAGTAAATGTTGAATTACCTGCACCAAAAAAGTTGCCCGCAACAGAGACAGGTGAAGGAGCAAAAATATTTTTAAAGAACGTCATAATTTGCAACTTTAAATAATCGGTAATCATTTGTATGACCATGTTCTGAAACGACTTGGCGATATTGCCAAACAATTGTCCTAAGGCTTCTTGCGCTGATTGCGCAGCAAAGACCATGCCTTCAAAAGCACCGGCAAAGGCACTGCTCAAACCGTCTGCCAAGGTTGCAAGACGAGGCAAAGTATCTTGCACAGTTGTGGCCAATTCTTTGATTTGGTCATTCATCAATTTGTAAACAGTTGGCATCTCTTCCGCGCCTTCGGTGTAGCTCGGAATTAAAGACTTCATTTGGTCGGCAAGCTTTTTGCTTAGCTCAATACTTTTTTCGCGTTCGCGATTTTGTAATCCAAGTATATCATTATCAATTTTTGCGATTTCATTGCTAACCCTATCAAGCTGCACCTTTGCATCAACAGTCTTGAGCCCTTTTTGTTCGGCTTTTTTAATTTCGTCATAGAGTAAACCTTGCTCTTCGAGCAAATATTTTTTAGCTGTTTCTAAGGCAACAACTTGCTGACGCTGTCTCAATTCAGCAACGCCTTCAGTAGTGCCAGATTTTAAAACTTTTTCAATATCTTTCTCAAGTTTGAATACTTCCTTGAGCATGTCACGCTGAGTCTTGACATCAAGCTGACGCCCAATCACGCCAATTGTTTTACCAAATTCACTTTGCAATTTGCTTAGCGTTGAACTCCCTTCGCCAATTGCTTTTGGCTCTTGAAATGTTGTACGCGTTCCAGGCTTTAATTGTGGTTTGGCGGGTTTTGTCTGTTGAAGAATTTGACCTGTCCTTTCGGTCACAAATTCTTCGTATCCAGGCGACCCAAACAAAGTAAATATTGTAGGCACACCCGTTCTGCCGAATTTTTTATTTGCTTCCGATATGGCCTGAGCCCTTGCTTTATTAAAATCCCTAGTTGAAACATTTGCCCTAAATGCTGCGGCAACTAATTCAGCAAATTTTGCAATTAGATTATCAATTTCAACTTTAATTGGCTTGAAGAAATCACCAAAAGCTACTTTTAATTTATCTAGGGCAACTTTCATTCGCGCCCCGGAATCTTCAGTTGATTTCGCCATTCGGTCTGAATTTGCGGCATATTTTCTGATGAGTTCATCAGAGAATTTCATTACATCATTAAGACCGACGACACCTTGCTCAAGGTCTTTTTGCAATTGAGGCAAAGTTCTTCCAGTCGCCTTTGCAAAAAGTGTTACAGCGCCGGGCAAACGTTCGCCTAATTGACCAGATAATTCTTCGGCGCTCAGCTTGCCTTTGCTGAACACCTGTGACATAGCGACCAAGCCGCCTTGCACATCTTCTGCAGACCCACCAGTAGCCTTAATTGCTGATGCAACGGCCTTGAAGACAATCTCAGCGTCAGAAACGTTCCCGCCTGCACCAACAACTGCAGCGGTTAGACGAGTAAAACCTCGAGTTGCCTCACCAATTGGTACGTTCAGATTTTGTGAAATATTTTCAGTAACAGCAAGAGCTCGGTTGTATTCATCTGTTCCGTCAACAACCCCTTGCAACGCAAGTCGCAATTTTGCAAGTTGTTGAGAATAATCTGCTGCGTCCATTGCAGCTTTACGTGCCATTGCAACTTGAGCGCCAATGGCGGCACCTGCATAAGCACCTCCTACACCACCAAAAGCAAGGCCAGCGGCAGAACCTAAAAGCGCTTCGGGACCACCAAAGAAACCTGCACCGGCAACTGCACCCAAACCAGCAAGGCGCTCACCAGTGCGGCCGCGACGCCCTTCAGCTTTATCAAGTTCGCGATTGAGTTCCTTGAGCCTTAACGTTGCATCTCGATAGGCATCACTGCCAATCTTGGCCGAATTCCTTACGGCCTGAAAAGCTTGAACTTGCAGCCGTAAATTGTTGATTGAATTATTGACTTCGCTTTTGAGACCTTTTAATTGGTCATTGACAAGGCGCAGGTCAGTACCAGCAGCCTTGGATTCTGCACTGATACCGCGCATTGCGGTTTTCAGTTGATTCAGACCCGGCAGACCTTCAACAACGGCGCGGACCCTAACAATGGTTGCGGCGGTGTCGGCTGCCATTACCTTCCTCGATTGTTGTTCAAGACGGCCAATGCGGCCATTTCCATCACCTGTACGCCTTCAAAGACGGCAACAGGATCCTTGACTGAATACAGCTTACAGAACCATTCGAGACTCGGGTAGTTCAGCCCTGTCAAACCCGCCATGCTCGTATGCCATTGCGTAGACATGCGGATGAACATCAGAACGATGTCCCAGTTCTCCTCCCAGACTTCGCAATCCTGCTGAACCGACTCAAGTTTTGCGGCAGCAATTTGCTCAGGGCTTGCACCCAAAGCTTTTAGGTCAGCCTCACGCTCGTCAACAACGCCGCCTTTTGCCCAGTATTCGGCTGCGGCTTTTAGTTTTTTGCCGATGCCCCAGTAACGCTGTCGGCATACGCCTGGATCAGCGCCTTCATGACATAGGGGTCATCGCACATTTCTTTTTTGGCTTTTTGAGTAAAAGGGATTTCTTTGCCCTCTTCATCTTTAATGCCGTCCCAGCCTTCAAGAATCCCATCAACAAGAGCGTCATCACCCTTGTCAATGAGTTCGTTGAAGGCGGAACGACTCATCTTCTTGAAGACTGCATCGAACGTTTGCTTTTCAAACTTGCCGCCGTCAATGGGTGTTTCCACCGTCACCGGCCACTTGTACGAAGCAGTCTTCTTGAGGACGAAAGCCATGAAGAATCAGGTGAAGACCAGAGACATCTCGTTGTTGCCAGCCGTCGTAGGCAAAGCCAGGTACGGCATCGACAAGGAGATTACTCCATTAGTATCACCATAGCTGCAACCGGTGATATCGGTTTGAGCAGCGTTCAAAGTGACGATGTTGCCGGCAGTAGCGCCCAGCACGATGCTGGTGTTGCCAGTGGCGACCGCGACAGCCTTGGCAAAGAAGTCCGTGGTGCCAATCGCAGGAGCCTCAAGCACGCAGGTGCCGCCTGGGGCGCGGTTGGTAATCAGAACCTCTTTATTGGAGGCGGTCTCCTTGTACAGCAGCTCGTTGTTCAGAGCCAGGTCGATGGATTCGATGCGGCTGCTGGTGACGCCGTGGAAGGTCGCAGTGGTGACGTTGGTGTCGTTCACCTCGATGGCTGCAGCCTGGTTAGCAACGGTGAAGCTACCGCTCAGAGCAGTGTTGTCAGGGGCGTTGTAGATGCCGATGAACTGGAAGCTGGCAACAGCAAACTGACCAGCAGTCAGGTTGAAGCTCACAGTGCCGCGAGCACCGGTGATCTTGTGCTGGGTGCCGTCGTAGAAGCAGTAGATGGTGGCGGAGCTGAAGCTGCTGCTGACCGGCGCGTAGGTCACGCTGGTGCTTGCGCTGATGGTTTCAGACAAGCCGCAGGACTTCAGCAGCGGACCAAATGCAGGGGCGGTACCGGCGGCGCCAGATCCAGCCAGCTCCACATCAAAAGTCACGCTGACGCGCTTGTTGGCAACCAGGGTGCTACGGGTGCTATTACCGATGAACCCTTGGTAGGAAGCAGGCTGAACGTTGTCAGACTCAATCGGGGTGATTTCCAGATTGGTAACTTGAACGGCATCACTTCCACCCACAGGCAGAGGGTCGGTGCCGTAAGTCGATTCAATCTTCGCAATCAGAAACTTCTTCCGAGTCAGTGCCATTTGAGGTAGGAGCGGCGGGTTCTGTAATCAGTGTAAGTTTCCCAGTCTTGGGGTCAAACAAATAACTGCCGCCCACTCCGGGATTGGGAACTTCCTTTTCAATCTTAGCCATGGTCTTACGCGGTAGTAAGTGAGGTCCTACTCGTGCGATATCGCACAAGGAAGTCTTGGCTAATAATACCCAGGGGTACATCAGCTTCATACAAACTGAAGTCTGTGCGGTCAGGCGTCAAGTCGAGGGCGTAACCGTTGACCGTTTGATCCGCCATCAATTTGGCGTGAACCTGCTGGGTGTAGGTGTCTGAATCATCGTCAGGGATGGCAGCACGCACCAGCGTTGTGATCCGCACACGCATCGTCCAATCCAACTTGTCGTAAAAGCTCGTATCAACAGGCTGATCATTAACAGGTTCGACGATGACAGCGGGCACCTCACCACGCGCCAGAGGCTCTACACGGCTCCTGTAGACCGTTGCACCGACAATACTGTCAAGGTTGCTCTTGATCCGCGCCAGGATCAGCTCGCGGCGTGTGTCAGCCATCAGGTGCAAGCCATAGTGGTGGTCAAACTTTCGCCGTTATCAATTGCAGTCACGTTCATGCGCATATACCGCGCCATGATGCCGGAATAATGATCAACAAAAGTCCCAGCACCTTTTGTTTTTGCGTCGGCAAGGTCATACCAATTTGTGCCATCAAGGCTGCCTTGCTCTTTGAAAGTTACGTTGCCGCCACCAACCACATGCTGGAAGGTAAACATTGAAGCCTGCACTTCTACTACCGCAGTCGTGCCAACCGCAGTCAAAGTTTCAAACACATGAATGTTGTCGGCAAGATCACCACTGAGGCCAAGGACGCGAGCCATCAGACTTTGCTCAACAACAATTCAGAAAAAAGACCGTCGTCCACAGGACGATTTTCACGCACTGTATAACTAGAACCGCCAACGGTGATTGAAGTGCCGCGAGAGGCAGTACTCACATCAGAAGTCTTCGCGTAAAGCAAATACTCCCGACTCAAAGCCATACCTCCCGCTAACACCTCCATCGGCGAATCCAGAATGCCAACAAAACTTGCACCGGCTCCGATTTGGCAGGTAACGCCAAACTCGTCAACGTTCAAGAATGCCAGCGTATCTGAAATCGCCATCAGGATCAGTTGCCGTACTTTTTGCTGTAAACCAGCGACACGCCATACACGAACACCGGGGTGGTGCCGCCAAGGGTGCCAACAGCACGGACATAACGACGCACGTCGTTAGCGTTGAAGCTGATCTTCTCGAAAGCAGCACCAGAGCTGGTGACTTCGGTGAAGACCTTGCCAGTCACATCTGCCCAAGCAGAGTTATCGGCGGAATCCTGAAGCTTCACGTTCAGGGTAGGAGAGGTGCCGGTGCCAGCCTCGGAATCGAGAATGACAATAGCTTCGCCTTCAGCATCGTTAGACCCTTGCAGGTCAAAACCGGTGCCGGTGGCAGTGGCGTTACGCGAATCAGCGCCAAGCAGGCTGGCGATGTAGGTCTTAGACCCCAGGTTGTGGATCATTGGTCTTTCTCCGTTTGGGAGCGGGTTTGCTTTGAACAGATTCTGGCTGCTCTTCAGCCGTTACAACAACTTCCTGGGAAAGCGGAGCGGGAATGGCCTTCTGAATACCAATCAACAGCAATGCTGATCTTTGGTCTGTTTCTACGAAATCACCAACCTTCACCTCTTTGAGGTCAACGATGGTGTTACGCAGCATCTGAATGCGCATTACCCGCTCCGAAATCATCAGGACAGCTTGCAGATGGACTCAGGATGACGGATGGCCACGTCGTAGTCCTGCATGGCCACCACACGCACGGTGCCGGAAGCGGAACCGGTGTAGGGGTCAACCATGATGTCCAGACCGCTCCAGAAGCCAATCAGGATGTCGCTGAAGTTAGCGAACACCGCAGTGTTGTTCGGCATGGAGTTGGACACGTAAGCCGGGTAACCGTTGATGGTGTTGTCGGCTTCGTAGATGAAGTTGGCGGTGGTGCCGGAAGCGGACTTTTCAGTCGTCTTCAGGGTGCCACGCAGAGCCGAGTTCATCAGGTAACCCAGGCTGCCCAGCAGAGCGTTATCGGTGCTCAGGGCGGCTTCAGCGTTCACGTAATCGGTGAAGGCGCTGTAACCCGACTCGGTGTTGATACCGGTCACGTTCAGGAAGCCCAGCGGGTAGGAAGCGGAGCCGGTGCCGTTGATGGCTTGGTTCTCAACTTCGATGGCAATTTGCTGAGCCAGGTCACGACGAACGAGGTTCTCGATGTCGATGCTGGATTGCAGCAGCAGGCGACGGCTGTAATCGGTCAGAGCACCAATGGTCCGGGGCTGCATTGTCACCTGATCCACAGTGAGCTGGGATTCGGTGATGCTGCTGGACTCAGCCACGTGATACACGGTTGCGCCACCCGATTGACGGGGCAGAGCCACCATGCCTTGCAGGCCGGTCATCACAGTCGCGCCAGCGGTCTGCAGCACAAGAGCCTTGCGGAGCAGGTCGATGAAGCTGTCGCTCATCAGGTCGGTGGCAACCAGATCACCACCAGCGGAGGCGGAACCCACGGTCAGGTCACGGCGGCCATAACCCAGCACATCGGCGGGGATCAGGATGCCACGAGCTTCCTTGCCAGACTTCTGCTGAGCAGCACGGCTGACTTCGAGTTCGAAACCAGCAGCACGCTGAGCTTCTTGGCTGTTGGGATGAGCCAGAGCGTTGATGGCGCGGATGAAGGAGAATTCACGCTTCTCCTTATCGGACATGCCGATTTCAGCGTCCTTCGGATTCAGGGGCTTTTCCTGAACACCCATCTTCTCCAGAAGGGCAGAACGCAGCTCATCCAGACCACGGGAATTGGCGATGAACTCTTGAGCCATTTCGATGTTCTTGGTGCGTTGACCAAGGGCAATCATCTCGGCCACTTCCTTAGCCTTGGCCTGAGCGGCCTCAGCGCGGATAGCCTCAATGTTGTTGAGGTTTTGATCCACGGTTGTTACTCCGTTGGGTTGACTGGGTACGGCTGAGGCCGTTTCCGTGCCTTCATTATGAGAGAAAGCTCGGCCGATGCCCACTGACTCGTCAGCAGGCACGGTAACCAAACTTATCTCGAAGGGTTGGAAGTTGGTGGCGCGATAAGTCACTGGTGTAGTGGACTCATCGGCCTCCATTGAGTTGATTTTGTAACCGAAGCTGACATTTCGGATGATTCCATCCTTGATTAGCTCCTGCATCTCGCGACCAAGCTCATTATTTGCGAGTTTTACACGTGCATAAGCACGCTTGTTTTTGATATATGCCTTTTGAACAACGCCAACAATGCGGTCTGCATCGTGTTGGTACAACAAAGGAGCGCCATCGTTAAGGCGGGTGAGATCCATGGACTTTTCATCCATGCTCAGCACTTCCATGCCGTAATAACGCTCGACCGGTTTTTCACTGGCAAACGAGAATTCCAGCATCCGGTCTTCGGCATCAGAGCGGAATTCGGTAGCAAGCGAACGCTTCAGCGTTTCACCTTCAAAGAAACGAAGCGCAGCAATCTTGCGCAGTTCAGAAAAACGATGACCAACAACGGCATCGCTTTCTGCATAACCGTCGCCATCTTTTCTGTACACGCGAATTAGAGCGGCGGGATCTTCTTCAGATGCGTTAATCGTAAACGACGAATCCGGCACTTCAATAACACCATCCTTGGCAATTCGAGTGATTTTACCGCGTGCAGTGCCGCCGCTGGAATCCCACTCAACAAAATCACCAACCTTCAAAGCGCCAGGTTCAGCACGCTCTTCGCTGCGCTCACCAGTTGCTTTCTCGAATTCAATCGGGTCGTAATCGTGGTCGCTCAGCCATTCGCGAGCTTCAGCAGGTGTAAAACGGTCAGCATCAAAACGGATTGCCTGCAGTTCAGCAGTTTCATCTTTGATGCCGTAAATAGCATCGATTCCAGCGCCGAATTCATCATTGACGCGGCGGATGCGGTCGTACTGACCAGGATCCTTCAAGCGAGCGGCATGCTCATTGGGATACGGGCGACCGTCAATGATTTCATCCATGGCTCGTT